TGAGTATGAGGTTGCGTTGCTTGCTCCTGCTGTAGGTTGACCTATAATTACAATGTGATATAATAAGGAGGAGTAAAATCCTCCTTTTTTATGAAAGAATTATACAGAGGAAAAGTAAAAACTATCTTGGCCGGAGATGACCCTGATGAGGTCATGATTAGATTTGAAGATAAGGTTACTGCAGGTAATGGCGCTAAGGAAGATGACCCAGAAGATAAAGGGTCCATTAATTGTCAGATATCTTCTATAATATTCAAAGAATTGGAGAAGGCTGGAATTGCAACTCATTATATTGAGACGCCTTTTGCTGATATAATGAAGTGTAAAAGGGTAAAGATTGTTCCTTTAGAAGTTGTAGTTAGAAATCTAGCTACAGGATCTATTGTTAGAGAAACTACAATTAAACAAGGTAGATTTTTTCATCCACCTTTAGTTGAGTTTTATTTGAAGGATGATAGGAAAAATGACCCACTCCTTACTCCAGATAGATTGAAGATAATGGAATATGATCCAGAACCTTTTGTCTATCAAGCACTTAGAGTTAACGAAGTACTTCTTAGATTATTTTCTAGAATTAATTTAGATCTAGTTGATTTTAAGTTAGAATTTGGATGGACTGATGATGGAGAATTGCTTCTTGCTGATGAGATAAGTCCTGATAGTTGTAGGCTTTGGAAACTAGGAACTACTCAGAGTATGGATAAGGATTTATTTCGTAATGACTGTGGTGATCTTATAAATGCTTATAAGAGCGTACTTTCAGATTTACAGGGAATTTTTAATGGATGATCCTATTCAAGGCGAACAAGTAACAGATGTTTATGAAGACATGCGTAGACTTAATGCAATGTATGAGGAGATGTGTTGGGGATGGGGTGAAGAATTAGAATTTTTTGCTGATTATAAGAATGATTGTATTATTATTAAAAGAAAATTAAAAGAGGATTGAAATGGATATCATACAGAATGACAACATTATTACAATAAATTTGAATGATTTGGTTAATGTCAGGTCAGTGGCTTTGGAAGAAGAATTATCTTTAGATGAAATAGATGAAGCGGCATCTGAATTGCGTGTTAGGATGTCATATGATTCACTGTATGAGCAGGTTGATCAAATGATATGGGAGATAGCAGAGAATCAAGATATGCTTCCACAGTATGGGCAGATAGAAACTGGCGTTATCCCTGCATGGAGAGATATTGAGCAGCACAAAAAGAATGCTGCAGAGTTTGAGATGGTCGATTTAGTGTCACCAGCATGGACAATCCAAGTGCCAAGGAGAAAATAATCGTTATGATACTTAACAATATTATTACTGAAGTGGGATTCATTTTACTTGGAGGTTTGGTAGCTGCTTTACCAATCTACATAATAGGATTGATTCTAAGGGACTAGACGATGACTCATCTTGAAGAAAAAATTAAATTTACTGAGGAAAGGATAAAGGAACTCCAGTTACTTATTAAACATTGGAAAGAGCAAAATGAAAATAACACAAAAGATAATTGATGATTTAGAGAAAGCTCTAGATATGCGTAAGAAGAATGGTGAACCTATCTGGGAAGATGGTGATGATATTGATGTTTGTATTGCTGGAACATGGGTAGCGGATAAATTTATCACATTAATCAATAGAAGCAAAGATAATAAATAAATATTTCAAATAGAACTAAAGGGATGAAGACATTCAAAGAGTTTCTAGATGAGAGTAGTCTCACCAGATTGGCCAGTAAGGCTAAGAAGGGTGCTGTGGCAATAGTTTCAGCAGAGAGAGGTGGTAAGTCTAAGAAGGAGAATAAGGCACGTTCTAAGCAGTTAGAGAAGGATGTGAGGGGTGCTGGATTGCCAGGTCCTACTAAAGTTAAAGGAAGATATACAGAACATGGTAAGGAACCTAAGTCGGAAAGGTCTTATGTTGTCAGTTCTGGTAAGAAGAGTAAGAGAAAGTTTAAGAAAGCAATAGAGAGACTTGGTAAGAAATATAATCAAGATTCTGTGTTGATTCAAAGAAAAAAAGGGGGAGATGCTACTCTTAAGGGAACTAACAAAGCACCTTGGCCTGGTCAAGGTAAGAATGTGAAAACAGGTAAGATGAGACCAGGTAGAACTGGCGAGTTTGATACCCAAATTAAGAAGAAGACTTTTACTTATGAACCAAACTAAAAACTTTACAGTCTTCTCTAAAGATGGCTGTCCCTACTGCACTAAAGTCATTAGGGTGTTAGAGTTAGCGCAACTTAATCACGTAGTTTACAAACTAGATAAACAGTTTGATAAAAAGGCATTTCATGGCGAGTTTGGGAGTGGTTCTACCTTTCCTCAAGTTGTTATGAATGGAAAAAAACTAGGTGGATGTACTGAAACTGTTAAATACCTCCAAGAAAATCACCTAGTTTAGAGATGAGGGATGATACAACTTATTACGATGTGGAGAAGGCCATAGATCTCGCTTTTCAAGGCAAGTTTGTAATTGACTTTTATCAATATATGAAAGTCAAAAAGGTTCTTAAGAATGAAGTGGAGGAGTTTATTAGAAGTTCAACTGCTTCTGAATTAAACAATCTTGTGTTAGACTTGGATGAATACATTAAAGGAGGGAGTGATGGTGACCACAAGCAGTTACGTGAAGGTTATGGGCACATACCCAAACCTAAAGCAAGAAAGATAAGAAATTATCTTTATAAAATTCTTGAAGATGCATGGAGATACAGTCGTGACAAAAGACCAGGAAGGCGAAAAAAGACCTCTAAATAAAAATAACAATGATGAACCCCTTAAAATGAATAGGGGGGTGGAATTATTACTTAGAAATAAAAGGAGAAGACTACCACTGACCAGAACCTTCCAGGTGAAGTTTGGCCATATGATTGGTTTCTTTAATAGGGAAATACATCTTTACTTCGAATTCCATTTGGATCTCAAAAAAAAGATACCTCAGAAAGGAGAAACCTAATGGAAACCTTAGTAGTAACTTTGACACTCACAACAGTGGTGTCATTTTTAGCCCTCTTGGTAGGAGGAATGATTGGGTGGATGGCAAGAACACATTCTCTTGAAAGAGCTTATTACAGTAATGTAAATGTTCATCCAGAAATGTTTGATGAGAATGGGAACCTTATACCCGATGAAACTATTGCTTTTAGGTTTGAACATCCTTCAGAAGATGTAGAGGATGAATAATACCTTGACTTTTCTTTCTAAATATCCTAAACTGACTTTAAAATAACTATTACTATGGCTAAATCTACTATTACTACAGGGGCATTAGGTGTTGCTGAAGATTCAGATGCTAATTATATGGGAAGTGGCGCAGCTAATGCTCACGGTCAATCAAAGAAGGTTAGAGTGAAGAAGACTGCAACTAGAGCAAGTAGTAAACTTCCACCCAACCCTTTCATTTTTGAAGTTTTAGAATTAGCAAATAAGCAAAGGACTGTGCAAGGTAGAGTTGATGTGTTGAGGGAATATAGAGATGATTCTTTGGTTTCTGTTTTAATTTGGAACTTTGATGATACTGTAGTCTCTTTAATACCTGAAGGGCAAGTTCCTTATGAAAAGAATGAAGTTCCTGTAGGAACAGATCACACTTCTATGCGTAGAGAGCATAGGAATCTCTATCATTTTATTAAAGGTGGGAATGATAGTCTTTCATCTATTAGAAGAGAGACAATGTTTATTCAAATGTTAGAAGGTCTTCATCCTAAGGAAGCAGATATTATATGTTTGGTCAAGGATCACCTACTTCATTTGCAATATCCTAAGATTAATAAAGAGATTGTATCTAAAGCATATCCAGATATTAGTTGGGGTGGTCGTTCATGAGTGATGTGTTGAGGGACCAGATAAATGAGATCATAAAAGATGAGATTCAGGATGTCATAAACCATTATGTCGACTCTGAAGAGGATAGGGAGAAGAGCGGGTTTGGTATTGTTAAAAAGGATGAAGATAAAGAATTGAAAGTTAATATACCTACAGATGAAGTAGATAAACTTATAAAAGAATATAAAAAGATTAAAAAATTTAAGAGATCTAACCTAGGCCAAATAAAAAAGCTTGGTTTAGTTGATAAACATGGCAGACCATTAAAATAATATAAAAATGTATCACCTAATACATTTTTATTTGACTATATAGTATAACTGTGTTATTATTGACACATACGTTCATCCCGCAAGGGACGCAAGTAAGCCGACTTAGGAACGGATTTCGTTCATCAGGTTTAACCTGACGCAATAGCCGACTAAAGGAACGGACCTTAAAATCCAACTACTTTAGGAGTAAACCCATGTCATTGACATATCGTGGTGTTGATTACAACACCGACCACAGAGATGGTTCAGTAATTGCTAAGACTCTCACATATCGTGGGAATGCATACTCTAACCTTCACCCCACCACTGGTTCTTGCCAAAAGACAAGAGTTCGGGAGACTTATAGGGGAATAAAGCATGAAGAAGTTAAGACTTTTTGTGCTTGATTATATCAACCTTACTTGATTTTGGGAGGAGAGGCTTGACCTCTCCTTTTTTTACGTCTATAATTTCTAAATAAAAATAAAGCCATGGATAAAGGAAAATTAAAAGTTTTATTATTTGATCTGAAGAATATAGTTACTGAACTAGAATCTGAAGTTTATTCTGATGTAGACGCTTATACTAATAAGAAAAAGGACTACGCATTTTCTTCACCTCCCACTAACTATGACGAAGTCTTCGAAGATGACGATGGATAAGTATTCAGATAGTCACCTCAAATTTAGAGGTGAATGTTTGGGTATTCTTTTGAAAAAATTTGGAGACATTAAACCTGAGACTAAATACTCGCTCAAGGACATTTACGAATGCGTTGAAGAATGGACCAGTAAGGGGCATAAGATCTCTGTCGGAATAGTTGATTACTTCAACGCTTATTACAATTACAATGAAGGACAAAAAAGCAGCAAAGACGCTATTGAGGAGAGCAAAAGAGCATCCTGAATGGTACACTGCACAAGATATAAAGTATGCTAAAATGATTAAGAAAAGGGAGAAGCAAAAGAAAAATGAAAGTAGATCTAATATCAGTAACACCTGATGCTGAAAAGCATATTGCTTATGTTGCTAGAGTATCTAATCCTGCCAATCAAGGTAATGAAAAGATTGCAGGACTTTTAAAGTATTGTATTGAACATGGTCATTGGAGTGTTTTTGAACAAGCTTTCATGACTCTTGAGATTCAAACTACTAGAGGTCTGGCTGCACAGATATTAAGGCATAGGAGCTTTACTTATCAGGAATTTAGTCAGAGGTATGCTAATAGTAACCTGCTGGGAAATATTGAATTACCTGAACTTAGAAGACAGGATACAAAGAACAGACAGAATTCTATTGATAATCTTGATCCTGAAGTGGTAGAGAGTTTGAACAAGCAGATGGAAACGCTTTTCAGTTCAGCTTTTTCATTGTATAATCAGATGATAGATATTGGTGTAGCAAAGGAGTGTGCAAGATTTGTACTTCCTTTAGCAACTCCAACTAAGCTCTATATGACTGGTTCTATTCGCTCTTGGATTCATTATATTAATTTGCGTTCAGGTTATGGAACACAGAAAGAACATATGGACATTGCTAATGACTGCAAGAGTATTTTTGCAGAACAGTTCCCAACCATTGCAGAAGCGTTGGAGTGGGAATAAATAATCTTACATATTAAGAATTGTATGCCTACCTATCCTGTCAAACATAAAGAGAGTGGTGAGGAGAAAGAACTTACCATGTCTATGTCCAGCTATAGTAAATGGAGAGATGAGAACCCTGATTGGGACAAAGATTGGTCCAAAGGTGCAGCCGGTGTCGGAGAAGTTGGAGATTGGAGTGATAAATTAATGCAAAAACATCCTGGATTTAATGATGTTCTTCATGCTGCTTCCAAGCAACCAGGCGCTGTAGTGAGACCTTTCTAATATATGGCAAGGAAAAAAGCAAATTCTGGTATAGGAACTAATCCTTCGGGGATGAGCGCTAGAAAAATGAAAAAGAAGAAACCAATTAATCTTGACCTTATTAAGAAGATAAAACCTCTTACCCCCAATCAAGAGGCTTTTTTTGATAAGTATGATGAAGATAAGAATCTAGTAGCATATGGATGTGCTGGTACTGGTAAGACTTTCATCACTCTTTATAGAGCTCTTTTAGATGTCCTGGATCAAAGCACTCCCTACGAAAAGATTTATATTGTTAGGTCTCTCGTTGCTACCCGTGAAATTGGTTTTCTTCCTGGTGATCATGAAGACAAGTCCGCACTTTATCAAATACCTTACAAACATATGGTGAAATATATGTTTGAGATGGCTGATGATGCTGCATTTGAGATGTTGTACAGTAATCTTCAAGCACAGGGCACCATAGATTTTTGGAGTACCTCATTTATTCGTGGTACTACATTTGATAATGCCATTTTAATTGTTGATGAGTTTCAGAATTTAAACTTCCATGAACTTGATTCAATGATAACAAGAATAGGAGAGAGTTCTAAGATTATGTTCTGTGGGGATGCTACTCAGAGTGATTTGGTAAAGCAGAATGAGAGGACTGGTATTGTTGATTTTGTTCGCATCTTGCGTAATATGTCTTCCTTTGATATAATAGAGTTTAATGCAGATGATATTTGCAGAAGTGGTTTAGTCAAGGAGTATATCATTGCTAAACTTGAACTCGGTATGGAGATGTAATGTTTAATCATGTTGATCTATCAATAACTCCTTTAGATAGGCAGACTATTGATGGAGTGAGATATTATGATGTTCCTGATGTTGAAGGGTTTACTAAATTAGTATCCATTACTTCTATTACTAGTTGGATTAATCGTGAAATCTTTCGTTCATGGAGAGCAAGGATAGGTAATGAGGAAGCAGATAAGATTACCAAGGCTGCTACTAGTCGTGGTACTGATATGCATACTCTGACTGAGAATTATCTTTTAAATAAAGATCTTCCTCCAGTTCAACCCCTTTCAGATTTTCTTTTTAAACAATCTAAACCACAGTTAAATCTCATTGATAACATACACGCAATTGAGAAACCTCTTTATAGTCTTAAACTAGGAGTGGCAGGAACAGTTGATTGTATTGCTGAGTATGAGGGTGAACTTGCTGTTATTGATTTTAAGTCTTCAAAGAAACCTAAACCACGTAAGTGGATAGATCATTATTTTGTACAGTGTGCTGCTTATGCATGTATGTTGTATGAGATGAAAGAGATACCAGTTAAAAAATTTGTAATCATTATGTCCTGTGAAAATGGAGAGGTTGTAGTTTATGAAGAGTATGATAAAGGGAAGTATATTAAGCTACTCTCCGAATATATTAGAGAGTTTGTTAACTTCAAGTTACAAGAATATGGCAAAACCTGAAGGAAAAAAGTTAGATGAGTTAATAGAAAATAAATTCTATTGTGCTAGGAAATTTACAGAAGCAATAGAAAGTATTGCTCATGAGAATAATGGCATGAGTTATGTTGATGCTATTGTACATTTTTGTGAAAAGAATAATTTAGATGTGGAATCAGTACCTAAGTTGATTACTAAACCATTGAAAGAGAAACTTAAATGTGAAGCAATGGAATTGAATTTACTTAAGAGAACCTCCCACGCTAAACTTCCTATCTAATGCCTACTAAATCTGAATTAATGCACTATCGTCTCCAAGCATTCTTGAGAGAGGAGGATTGGGATGACTTAGAATATTTGGGAATTCGTCCTGATAGTATAGGAGTAAACCAACACTGGTATCGTTTGGGGAATGTAGAAGTTCCTATTGATTCTATTAAAGCATTTGATTGTGAAGAGGATGTTGAAAGTGAACCCGTTTGAAACCTATAAAACTTTTATAGGCATGAAGTCTCACTTCATGAAGGATAAGTATGATTATATAAAATTTGGTAATAAACTTAATAGATTAACAGTTCAAACTTTTTATAGAAGAAAGGACAGACAATTTTTTGAGAGAATGTCGAGGCAATATAATAATAAAGAGATTGAGGATTTCTTTATTGCAAGTTTTTCTACTGGAGAAGATCCTCAGAATGTTTACATGGCTAATATTATCAAGAGTGGTGAGGTAACATATAATTCCTGGAAGAAAAGGATACAATCACTTGCATATACTTTCAAGGAGGAATCTCATAAGTTATTTGACGATCAAAAAGTAGATGATGTATTTGATTGTTCTAAAGGTCATCCTATTATTTTGAAAAGTTATTTGCGTGATGACGTTTCACTTGAAACTCTGGTGATTTATGATAAAATATTAGGGTATAGAAGTAACTTTGATAAGTTAATATCTGATGGAGATCCTGTATGGAGAATGGTTAGTATGAAGATA